CTGAAAGTGATTCTTGGTGATGCTTCATTGATTACGGTTGGACCTAATCCAATTGCTTGTACTGTACCAATTACAGTTTCTCCAACCTCAAATACCCCCGAAATCATATTAATCTCTAACAACTTAGGAATACAATATTTGGTAACATCCACACCATCAAAAAATGAATAAAGTCTAGTTAATGGTTTTACTTTTTTAGTGATAAACTGAATGTTGCGAGATCTCATAAAAGGAACAATGTCCCTACTTACAACTCTATCACCAACTGAAGTTTGATCAAATACCTCTGTAACTGTAGTTCTAACACCCGATCTAGTTGATACTCCCGTGTCTCTTACTTCACGGAATGTATCTTCGACTACCGTGTCAGTAACCGTTCCAAATGTTGGTCTAGGTACATTTGCCCAACCCCATAATGTTCTTCGAGCATCTCCAGTTCCTCCATTTCTAACTCTTGTGGTTTGTGCAATTTCTTGTCCAGTCCAATTATCAACCCAAGAATTCCAGACAGTTGGAGCAAATCCGGTTTGAGGGTTCACATTTAATGTTCTTGATGCATTAGCAAGAGTTTCTGCATAATTTCCTTCAGTACCAATAATTTTTGCTTCAAGTCTTACAGTATCAATCCAAGTATCAGATGCCGGAGTTAGTTCCAATGTACCTTGCCAAAAACTGATAAGGAATGGAGTTACACTTTCAGATCTAGTTGCAAATGATTGTTTTAACCATTCAACATCAACATAATCTAAAGTAATAATATCCCCAGTTTTTCTAACATTAATACCTTCAATAGGAGCAAATGCCAAATCTTCAGTTGGATCTACATTTTCTACTGGACCTGCAATTAAATCAATAGAACTTGTATAGTGCTTTGGTCTCAATTCCTTATTTCTAGTGTCTATACTATTTTTAATTTCAATACTATTTTCTTGAGCCAAAATAGATGTAAAATTATCAACAAAGAATCCTGATTTAAATCTATTCAACCCACTTGAATCTGCAACAAAAAGATTTGCAGTATTCGTTTCAAGTAAAGATAAAGATGTGTAATATTCTAGATTTTTAATTCTATTTTCAAGGTTTTTGATATCAACCATTCTATATCTCTTGTGCTCCAAAAATTGAATAGAGGATTGGTATGCTGCATAAAGATATGGTGGAAGAGTAATGGTAGCAATTTCTAACGCATCATCAATAGAAACAGGTATTTCTGGTTTTTCTGCGGGAGTTCCATATTTAACTTGAAATTTTCCATCTTTAGATAGATAAATTCTATCTATTCTTCCAAGATAGAATGAAAAATTAGTTAAAATGGATTCATCTGACGCTAGAATATTTGCCGCAGAATTGCCAGAAGAATTGAAAGTTCTCCCATAAAATTCAAATGGAGATCTAGAGTTTTCTAAAACTGTGTACTGAGAAACTCTAGGTCTTATATCAATAATATCCGAAGCATTGACTCCATCAACAATAGGCAATTCTAAAGCATAGTTAAAAGTATTATAAGAATCTACCGTAGTAATATCACCATCATCAGATGAATCGTAAAATCCACTAGAAAAATAAATTTTTAATTTTTTACTAGGTTCATCTGCGGTTGATTTTCTAGTAATTGATCCATAATCATAGAAAGTTCCTTTTTGACCTGCAGAATAAGTATAGTTAAATGATATATTAAAACTTGGAGAATCTAAAGTAGTAATTATAGCTTGAATATTAGATTCTCTAAAAGTTACAGTTTCTCCTTCTTTAAAAGTATTTTGATTTTTATAAGTAAAGATAATCTGTGATGAGGTTAATTTTTCAATAACAATACCAATAGTACTTCCATTTTGACTGAAAATTTCTTCACCTATAATTAGATCTGATGTTGTGTTAGTTGGACCATTAATGGATGAAAGGACCATTTTTGGTGCAGATGGATTTGCAGTGTCTGCGGATTCAAAGATACCATGTATTTCAACAATATCTGAAGTATTTAATGAAATATTTTTATCTTGAACTCTAGTTCCATAAGCATAATTTCCAAATTCAAGACCATCATTTAATGTAGTTCCACCAATTCCAGATCCAACATATTTTGATTTACTAACTATAATACTATTAACTCTATTTTTTCTTTTTTCTTTTGCTTTTGGTTTAATTTTTCTAAGAGTTGTAATTAAAGTTGCTCCTGTATCATTAGTTCCTAAATTAAAAATTTGGAGTTGAGTTCCGCCACTGATGAAAGCAAACCTATCTGAAGTTAGTAACTCAGTAGAACCATCAGATCTAATTAACGAATATCTTTCTTCATCAAAAGGTAAAAATGTTTCATTTGTTCCTGCTACCACTGAGGCAGAAAGTTGATTTGATGCAATATTAACGGTAAACGATTTTCTAATAGATAAAACAGCATTTGTTAAATCCACTGAGGAAATATTATTTTTTGTAAGTTTGGTATATAGTGTATTATCTGATGATGATTTTAAATCAGTTGTTAAAATTTTAAAATCAGTAACCTGTAGTAAGGAAGTTGGTAATCTTCCTTGAGCAATTCCTGTAACAGTAGAAACACCTGCAATTGTTACTGTAGTAGATCCTACACTTACAACCTTCGCAAAAACTGGATCTGATAACGTAACGTCACTATATGAAATTAAATTTCCTTGTTTAATAATATTTCCAGGAAAAGATATATTTGGACTTGTAACAGTACTAATACCAGAAGATTGTGGTGAAATTGTAGCAATTCCTACATTAAATTTTGTAGATTGTATAGAATCTGCTGAAAATGTTGATGCAGATCCTACTAATCCATATACTGATTTAACATCAGAAATACCAAATGAAGTTACTGCTATTGCAACACGTCCAGATTCAATTCCATCAAAAATAAATGATTCGTTTCTTAGAAAACTTCCTTTAGTATCATATAGAGTAATGAGAGAATTTGCAGAAACTGCATCCTTAATAAATCCACTTGCACCACTATTTGCCCCTTGAACAAAAGTTGGAACTGCTAACGTAATTGGTTCATTTAAAGTTATTTCTGTAATAGTCTGAATATCATACAGTGAAATATCCCACTCATTTAAGTTAGCATTTGATATACTATAAGATCCAGACTCTAATTTAAAATCATATACTCTAGCAACACCAATTTCCTTACCAGGCGCAATTGTATTTGAAGTTCCTACTCTTTCACTTCTTAAACTTAAAACATAAGTATTTCCAATTCCAATAGTTGGAGATCCTTTAACATTATTTAAAGATAATGTCGGACCAGTATTATAGTTTATTGATTGATTCTCTAAAGTTTTAACAGTTCTTGGTTTTTCTACATCTAAAAATGTCGGACTAATCGTTTCTACTTCATATCCTCTAACAATTGCTTTTCCTGGTGATATTTGATAAATTGCTAAATCATCAGATGGAGTTGATCCCCCGTAAGTAAACTGTCCAGTATTAAAAATACCTTGATTTCCTAAATTATTATTTAAAGATTCCTTTACTGAGATATCAAATGGAGTAATAACATAATCTCCAGATTCATTATAAGTTCTTCTTGCTAATTCATCAGCGATTAAATTATATGCAGTTGTTGTTTTTTGGGATCTTAAGATACCATCAGAAATTGTTGCTAGTTCTATGAAATTATTATCATCAAAATCATCTAAATTTTTTTTAAATAACGATGCTGATATTTTTAATCTATCTGCCCCTGGAGCCGCATAATTATTAAATCCTTGAGAATTGTCAGATAATCTTTCGTCAATATCTGAGTTAATAATTTGTTCATTTACAAATAACCCAACTCTATAGTTGGGTCTATTGTCATATTGATCCAAAATTAAAGTTTCTGTGCTTACATTTACAAATTGTCCGCGAATAAAATAAACTCCATTTGTAATATTGAAAGATGATCCAACTGCACTAGAATCAACTGCAACAGTTACTGCAAAGGGTTGTCCAGCAGCAATAGAAGTATTTCCTAAAAGACCTGAAGAAATTGTGACATTTGTGACTAAAGATTCTCCATCAGAAAATTGTTGAGTTTCATTATTTTCGGTGCTTGATCCCAAATAATTAATATAAAGCGTAATATTTCCTCTTTCAGAATCTTGAGATATGAGAATCTTATCTACAACTGCAGTTACTCCAGAAGTTTGTCCAGTTATTTTAGTTCCAACTAGTTGATCTGCATATGCTGCAACAGGAACTCCAAGAAAAGTATTTTGTAGTTGAACGCAGTAATATAATCCATTATATCCAGTATTTCCTGGTATTACTTTTGCACCTTCTTTAAAAAAGTGTTGTCCAAACTTTTCAATTTGATTTTGGAGAATTGATTGGAGAGTTGTTAATTCTCTTGCTTGAACAGGAACTCCTGGTTTAAAAAGAACTTTATGATAGTCATTATTTGCATCAAAATCATCAAAATATGGTGATACATTGAGATTGGTTTGTTGAGACATAATTTTTTAGAACTGCAAAATGACTTTAATATCTTCTTTTTGATTTGATGACCTTGTAATTGATGGTCTATTATCCACGTAGATAATATTTCCAGAGTGTTTTTTTACTTCTGGATTTGCGAGACCATTTGTAAAAGATTGCCCAAGGTAATATGTCCTATTATTTATCACAGTAGATATACCCGTAAATGTAGTATCAATTGATAAACTTTCGGATCCTCCAGTAATTACAAGACTTCCTCCGGGGCCAGGAGAACTTGAAAATTCAACTTGATCAAACCCAAAAGATGGATTAGTTATTGCAACTCCAACTGTTGAAAATCCTGAGTTGGATCTATCTTGCCAGTACTTTAAAACACTAGTAACTTGATCATAACTAATAACTCTTCCTACAGACGTTGATCCCGTAGAAACTGTTTGTGTAATGAATGAATCTGCATTATATGTTGCAGAATTTGCACTGACTCCAGTTAATTTAATAGCATAAATTGCACTTGCTTTATCTAATGTTAAAATTTGAGTTGAACCAAATGATTCTGGATTTTCTACGACTCCAACTCTTGCAATTTGATTTCCTGTAATAAAATCTGGATTTTGGATATCATTTTCAATTCTAGAGTACATCAGAACATTATATGCTCCAAGCTCTCTATAAATGTTTGCTCCATGGCCACCATTTGGAGATATAATTACATCAAATGTTGGTATGGTAGTACCTGTAGGAACATTTCCTGCAACTAAATCAACAGTACCAAATGTATATCCAGATCCTTGATTAGATATTGTAACTGATTCAATTTTTTGGTCATTATTTACAACAATTGTACACTCTGCTCCAGTACCATCACCACGAATAGGAACTCTAGTATAAGTTCTATTAGCAGGACCTACACTTACACCTCTGTTTGTAATAGTTACAATCTTAATAGATCCATTAACTGCATTATCTCTAACTGTTGAATTATCAGTACTTGTTTCCCAGTCAGCAGGAACCGGCATAAAATCAGTGGATTCAAATTTAATAATGTCTGTTGGTTTAATTGTATAAAGATATTTCCAAATATATCCATCACCACTAGTTCCTGCTGCTCTTGGTTCTAGATCAGTGAATAATGGTTCATCAAGAGAAGGTCTTCCATTTAAATTATCAGGATCTGTTCCGTTCTGCAAACAAATATAAACTCTATAATCACTATTCAAAATATAATATGATGCTGAATATAAATTAGTTGCACCAGAAACTTTTGCAGTATTTGATCTACTGTAGTCGTGACGATACATATCAAAAGTTGTACCAGTTGACCAAAACCGTTTCTGAACTACTTGTCTTATATCACTTGCATTAATTTTTTTTAATGCAATCATAGTATCCCAATAATTATTCTCTTCATCAAAACTGTCTCTAGGTGATGGAGGATTAGTATCCCAGTCACTTTGAATATCAGTAGGATTTGGTAGACCAATAAAAGAATAGTAAGAATTTGTTGAAGAACTTACTCCCGCAACAAAATTCTTTGCATTTAATATTCTAATTTGGTCGGTTATGATTGCTGCCATTTTATGATAACTTTTTTATTATTTATTAGTGATTTAAAGATGATTTTTAATTTGAACTGATAGAGATCCAGTATCAACAGCAGCATCATTACTCTGTCTATTAATTGAAAAATCAACGTGAGTAGTGGATCTAGCAACACCAACATAAGATGCAAAACCTTGACCCATTGCTTGGGATAAGACAAAGTAATCATTACTATTTGTATAGGTACTTGCAAAACTTACACGATAATTTCCACTGGATTGTTGATTAATAGTGACTCCAGAAGTACCTCTCCAAGTTGGTGATGTACCTAAACCAATTTCACCATACTTATCTCCTGGTGGTTGAACATAAGATGAGAGTGTTCCAGTAGTTGGAAGTTCAGTGGTTGGGGGGGTGAATGTTGCGTAGGTTGAAATTCCAATAGAGTTATATCTCTGCCCAGCAGTTCCAACCCCAGCAGAAATTCTTAAATCATCAATAAAACCATCAAACGTGTCAATACTGTTGTACTGCACTGCGTTGATTGTATCAGTAAATGATCCACCAATGTGTAGTCCTTGACTAGCAATCTGAACAATATTATTATCAAACACAGTACCACCAGTGGTGGTACTCGATTCAGTTCCATCTATGTAAAGGTGTAACGACCCATCATCTTCCCTAACAACTGCAAGATGTCTCCATTGATTGAGGAATAGTGAATCAAAATCACCAACATTAGAACTATATAATTGTTTACCCGTGGCATTATTTTCATTATCCCAGAGGAAAAACGTGTTGCCGCTGTTATCAAAAGTTCCAAATATCCAATTTTTTGTCGGATCGGACAATGAAATCATTGAAATTAAACTGTTGGCGTATCCACTGTTCACTGGAGATGAATCATAATAAACCCAAAACTCTATTGTCCAAGATGCAGTAAAGTCATATTCAGTTCTAGGAGCATATGATATCCCACATCCTACTGAACCATCAAGTTTTAAAGATTTGGTTCCATATTTAAGTGGAGAACCTACCGTAGTAGCTCCAGTTCCTACATATACAGGACTGATTTCAAATTTTGCATCATCAAAATTAGTACCAGTATTATAAGTAGATCTTAAAATAACACTATCCCATTCAGTGTCTGCAGGTACAGAAACTGGAGTACCTGTAGAAAGAACAAACTCTCTCCAAGCACTCCCATCATAGAAGAATGGAGCACCACCAATTCGTTTGATTTCTCCTACTGTTCCAGAAGTTCCTACGATAGTGACATTATTGGTTGTTAATTTTACACCACCATCAATAGAAATAGTTCCACCAACTGATACATTTGAAGTTAAAGTGGAAACCCCAGAAACACTTAGTTGCTTGGTAAATAATGTAGGTCCAGTAACTGTAGTGATTCCAGCAAACGTAGAAACACCAGAAACACTTAAAGTTTCGAGAGAAGTATTTCCCTTAACTGTAAGAGCACTTGTTGGATTTGTGGTTCCTATTCCAACATTAGAGAGTGTATGAATACCTGCTGCTGTTGTAGTCCATTGAGAGGATGTTCCTCCACCTCCACCAGTAGCAGTGATTGTTACATTTCCTGTGGATTGATTTACAGAAATGCCAGAACCAGCAGTAATTGAGGTAACTCCTGCTCCAGTAAGGGTTGTTCCTCCAACTACAACAGACGTTGCTTGGATAACTCCAGTAGATCCATTAATAGTAATACCAGT